CCTGACCGTTAACCATACGATCTTGTGTATAGTAGTTACGAGGAGCAACGCGCTTCACGCTTAGGTAGTTCTCGCCTTCGTAGTTTTCTGTGAAGTCACGAGTGCTGCTTAGTGTAAATGTTGCACGATATGATTTACCATCTGCACCTAGGTAAGGTATAGTAATAGATTTATTGATAATGTCGCCGCGGTTGACACTAAAACTTGCATTATCAGCAATACGATACCATAGACGATATCTACCATATGCTGCATTTCCAAATACACCATCGGGGAATGTCAAATCTATTGTGTTGTTTGCCGCAGTAGTTACGTTTACAATATCACCGTTTCCGTTTCGTAAACTGTTGAAAATAGCAGTTTCACGGCTATTGTTGTCAACTAGCGTAACAGTGTTAATGAATTTACCATCAGTGTCAATGCGCTGTAGCCAAACATCATTGTTAGAAATATCATTTTCCAACACCTGTTGAATGCGATTTGGTATTTTCACATCGTAATTTAAATCTGTATATTTTAGATTGCCTGCTTTAGCTAGGAAGAAAAATCCAGTTCTATCTGATGATGGGCCTAAGTTGTCATTTCTGTTTACAACAGTGAATGCGTCTTTTGATCCAGGTTCACGTTCTATGATAGTATCACCATCAGTGATTGAGCCTACCACATCAAAATTTCTAGAAGCTCCACCAACATTTGCAGAAAATGAATATCGTACCGCTTTAGATACTGGATCTTCATTGATGTAATGTAAATGTGTTTCGATGCCATCACGGGTGATTGATGCAACTGGGTTGTTAACTTTTGTTTCAGGAGAGAGTACTGAATTTAAAACTGTAACAAAGTTGCTATACCAATCTAGATTATTTGTATCGTTCCAACGTAATGTTCTATTTGCTAGAGAGTTACCCTCGCCATCATAGATAGGTTGGTTAGTTGTGATACTTGTGATTTTTAGAAAACCTTGTGCGTTTACAGGACGAGATTTGTTGTATCCCAGTGTCTTTGCCATACGTAGAACGCTTTCACGGCGCTCTGCGGTATCAAGAAAGTTTTCACGTGTGTTCATATCCAAGCGGAATGCAAGTGAATGACCTAAGTAAGCAACTAAGTCAAGAATTGCAATAAATTCAGAACTTGATACAAAGTCATTGAACTTTTCTGGATATGTTTCTTTGATATAGATTAGCAATGCTTCTCTAATAGTATCGAAGTCGTAAGCCTTTAAACTTACGTTTGAGTACGCAGTATACACTGCTGTCCAACTTTCACTGGCGAATAGGGTATCAACTCTTTCTTGTGCCATTATATTATTCTCTCTCTAAATCTATTGTTAGTTCTGTGACTTCTTTTGATGGAAGTATGCTGATTACAATTCTTACATTTACGCTGTGATCGTTATCTGTTACTTGTAGCAAAATTAGTTCGCATCTTGGTTCTGCATTTATAATGTCAGTCAGATCGTCTTCAATAAGTTGCACAGTAATACGTGTTAGCGGTTCAAATATCATATCATGAATAATACTACCAAAAGTTGGCATCATTACTCTCTCGCCTTTGCGAGTCATAATTTCATTCATCAAGTCTTCGATCACTAGTTCTTTACCAGTGAGAACATGATTGATTGCATATTTGCTCTTTGTACTAAATCCACTAAAACGTTTCATTTATAGGTCTCGCTTTTTTACGTTAAGAGTATTTATCATCGTATAAACTACGAAGTTTTAGTTGACACATAAATAGGCGTATGCTATAGTAAACTATCATATAGGAGATTACCATTATGACCAAAGAAGAATATTATGGTGTCACTGAATTCGAAGATCAATTAGACATGTTTGATGAATTAGATTATTCCTTATACGATGTTGATGTATCTTATGAATTTGCAATGGACCTTGAATACCCAGAAATAACCCTAGAAGAATTTGAAAAAAATGTTGCACCGCAACATTTATCCTTTACTACACAAGTGGACCCAGGAATATACACACGTGATTGGGTTCTTTGGGAAGAAACCAAACCTTTAAGTGAATTTAGTGAAGTGGATGCACTTAAAAAACAGGTTGCAGATTTAACCGAATCATTGTATAAAGCATATGGTAGAATCAAAGAACTATCAGATGAGTTGTCTGATATGAAATCTCAACTATCACAGATTAATATACATAAAAACACAAGGACCTACTAAATGCCAAACCTAGTACCAATGGTAGTCGATCAAACTGCTAACGGAGAACGCAGTTATGATATCTTCTCACGCCTTCTTAAAGAACGTGTGATCTTCCTAACTGGTGAAGTAAATGACTATCAAGCCGATCTACTATGTGCGCAACTTCTGTTTCTGGAAGCAGAAAACCCAGATAAAGATATTCATTTTTATATCAACTCTCCGGGCGGCTCTGTAACATCAGGACTTGCAATTTACGATACGATGCAGTTTATTAAACCAGACGTATCAACCACAGTAATTGGTCAAGCAGCCTCAATGGGTTCACTTCTTGCACAAGCAGGTGCAGCAGGTAAGCGTTATGTTCTTCCAAACTCACGCACGATGATTCACCGTGTATCATCTGGAACTGGTGGAACTCGTGGTTCTGTTCATGTACAAGAAATGGAAATGGAAGACAATCTTCGCCATCTACAGGAAGCGAAAGATTTGAATAAGCGTCTTACAGAAATTTATGTAAGTCACAATACTGCTGGTAAGTCGTTTGATGAATTGTATGAAACAATGAAATACGATACATTCTTACGTGCGGAAGATGCAGTTGAATGGGGTCTAGCAGATAAAGTTATGGATAAGCGCCCAGTTTAACTAAAACCAGGCACATAACTCCACATATTAGCAATATCCATTTTACGAGCGGCAAGTTGTTCATCAACTCTGCCGTTCGCTCTTTTTATACCAGTCTGAATTTCATCTGTGATGTAGAACCACGCATCCCCTTGATTGATCATCTTAATCAATCCACTATCTTTAATTCTATTAACGCCTTCATAATAAAAATATATTAGAAGTGCATCATACTGTGGCTGACCCAATGGCTGAGTTATGAAATTCTCAAGAACAGTACCAATGTGACGTAATTGTTTTTCTAAAATAAAATTCGCTTCTGCTTTTGTTATCTTACCAGTATCTAATGAAATACGTTTAGATGCAACTGTGATATATCCATACTTTTGTTCTGTAGGGGTTACTTCATAATCGTAGCCAATTTTCATATCAGATGTGAGTTCCAATATCGGTTTCTCTTTTTTCATTATGTATTCTTTACTAAAGTCTGAAAAAACTAAATCTTTTAATTCAAATGTAGTAACTCTTACATGCGAAAGAATATACTCTGGTTCGTTATTTTTATCATACCCAACACCTAGGTATGTACCATATGGTGTAACCACATTCAAAGGTAACTGAATTAAATTTAATAATGAACCTTGTCTTTTGTCAAAAATCATTTATAACCCCTTAACCTCTAAATTCCCAATGCCATGGTTCCCAAGACATTCTCTGATAAAAATTAAATCTACCCGCATTACTATTAAGCCACCTGTAATGTGGGTTTGACGGTGCTCTGTTGTTGTAGATTACACCTTCATCAACCGCGATACCCCAACCGTGATTTGAGTTACCCGGAGGAGCAACCCACTTTCGAGCCGCAGCGGGTGTGCCGTATTTTCTAAGAGCGCCTTGCCACAATCTAAGCTGGTGTTCGTATGATCTATATCCAGACGATGGCGATAAATTAATACCGTCAGCTTTTGCAGCCGCTGCCATTCTGTTCCATGCATCCGCTGCATCTTTACGTATTTGAATGCCATTACCTATAGACGCTAGATTGCTAGGATCTAATTTTCCATTCTCGCCTGTATAATTCGCGGCAGGTACATCGTTGATTGTCTTTTCTGTGTAACTATTTGGATCAGGTACAATGGGCCCACCACCTGTGTTATTTGGTGCAGGTCTCATCATAGGTTCATGTGAAGGTACAGTTGGTAGCGAACTACCCCCACCTTGCCAAGAACTTTCAACTCTTGTGCTTTCTAAATTTTGTATATCCGGCATTGCAGACGTACCGATACCCATAGACATTGCAGCCTGAGGACCATTCAAGTGCATCTTTCCGCCAGTACTGGCATACATATTTGCTCCCACTTTTAGGTGCATAGCCCCACCAGTATCTAAAAATTGTGTTCCTGAACTTTTTAAATGTAATTGACCAGAACCATCAAACATGATGTTACCACCTGTTTTAACATTGAATTTTGCGCCGGCTTCTAAATTTATGTTTTGATCTGCACGTAGGTTGAAATCCCCTTCGGCTCTCATGCTAATACTACCACTACCATACATAACGATGTTACCGTCTTTTCCTATTTCTACCCAACCGGATCCGCTTGAGTTTACCATATAGATCATGTCGTTTGTGCCATCTAATATTAAACTTGCGCCACTACCTGTTGTAAGTCGCACATGTGATGGGTGAACAGTTCCATCATCTCCCACACTACCGTCATCAAAAGTGATCGCGGACTGGCCAGGCGTCGCCATACCATAGACTCTAC